ATGTATCTGGAGAAGGTGAAAGATCATTAGATCCTAATGGGAGTGCTGATCCGCCACCCACAGCGCCAAGACCTCCAAGAGATCCTGTAACTGCCTCCATAACTTGAGATTTAATTCCATCAGTGATGGATGCTCTATTGACATATACGTATACCCCACTACCGACAACGGCAGCAGATACAACAGTAGACGCAATAGCAAGTACATTGATTACTTTTTGCATGATTCTATAATGTAAATTTTTTAGTTTCGTCCTCTGTGACAGGAACGATTTTTAAAGGAGCTTGTTCAATCCTTATAGTTTGAGTAGGCCCAGCTTTCGCTATGATCGACTCAATCTCTTTAGCAGTAACTGGAGGACT